GGGCTCTACGCGCTCCTGAAGGACAACGAGCCGGCCGCCGAGGTCTACTCGGCCGCGGTCACGCGCGAGCAGGCGGGCATCGTCTTCGCCGACGCCGTGCGGATGGTGACCTCGTCGCCGCACCTCCGGTCCCGGGTGAAGTTCTGGGGCGGCGGGGAAGGTGACGTGCCCGAGAAGTGCACGGGTATCACCTACGCCGCGACGAGCAGCCAGTTCCGCCCGCTGTCGTCTGAACACCGCGGCCTCGACGGTAAGCGCCCACACTTCGGCATCCTCGACGAGCTCCACGAGCATCCGACCTCCCTGGTCACCACGAAGATTCGCGCCGGCGCGAAGGGCCGCCGGAACGCGATGTTCGTCGAGATCACGAACAGCGGCGCCGACCGCACGTCGATCTGCTGGCAGCACCACGAGCACTCGCGGAAGATCCTGCAGGGTCTGGTGAAAGGCGACCGCTGGTTCGCGTTCGTCTGCGACCTGGACGAGGGAGACGACCCGCTGACGAACAAGGCGTGCTGGCCGAAGGCGAACCCGAACCTCGGGATCAGCATTCCCGAGGACTACCTCGAGAACCAGGTCGCCACCGCGAAGGCGATGCCGTCTGAAGCGAACCTGGTGCTGCGGCTCAACTTCTGCGTGTGGACGCAGGCGGTCAGTCGCGCGTTCGATCCCGCGAAGTGGGCGGCGGGGTCGCAGCTGGTGCCCGACGAGCAGCTCGCGGGCGTGCCCTGCTACGCCGGGCTCGACCTCGGGCAGACCGACGACATCAGCGCGCTGGCGCTCGTGTTCCTGCTCGAGGACGGCCGGCACGTGGTGCGCGTGCACTGCTGGATGCCCGATGGCGCCATCGCGAAGACGCCAGACCGGCCCTACGACGCCTGGAAGGCGTCGGGCTGCCTGACGGTCACTGAGGGCACGATGATCGATATGGACGTCGTCGAGGACGCCGTTCGCGGCCTCTGCGACCGCTACGCCGTGCGCGGGCTTGCGTACGACAAGCGGTTCGCCGCCCACCTGGTGCAACACCTCGAGGGCGCCGGCATCACGTGTATCGACACTCCGCAGGGGTTTCAGCTACACGAGGCCATCACGACGCTCGAGCGCCTCGTGAGCGAGGGCAACATGGTGCACGGGGGGAATCCGATCCTTGCGTGGCAGGCCGACAACTTCGTCACACGGCGCGGACGCCAAGGCGAAAAGCGTCCAGACAAGCCGAGCGCAAAGGACAAGATCGACGCGATCGTCGCGCTGACGATGGCGATCGATCGCATCATCAGACAGCCTGTGGCGGGAAGCATCTACGACCGCGAGGAGCTGCGGAGCGTATGACCGAGGAGGAGCCCTTGCAGACGGTGAAGGAAGTCGCGGCAAAGTACCGCGTGACAGAGACGACGGTGCGAAATTGGATTCGCAAGGGAGCGCTGGTCGTCGAACGCACGCCAGGGGGAGGTATCCGCATCGTGCCTGAAAAAGTGTGCAAATCTTTGCAAACAAGCATAAGCACTGCGTAGCACCCTATTGCGACGGATCGGCGCTGGTTCCATCGTGGAACTGGCGGGATGGCAGAAGCACTGCTCCTTATCGGGGTCGCGCTGATCTGCACGGGCGTTGGGCTGTGGTCGATTCCTGCAGCCTTCGTCGCGGCGGGTGTGGTCTGCTGCGTCTTTGGTCTCGCGATTGCCGCGCGCACACCGGCGGTGCGGTCATGATGCGGCACTTCTATCAGAGCATTCCAGGCTGGTTCGATTTCGCCGACCTCTACGCCGAGCAGATTCGACGCATTCCTACTGGTGGGCACGTCGTCGAGGTAGGGTCGTTCCTCGGCAAATCGAGCGCGTTTCTCGGCGTCGAAATCCTGAACTCGGGGAAGCGGCTCCGATGCGACATCGTAGACACCTGGCAAGGCATTGAGACCGACGAATCAGGGACGGACATGCGCGCGGTGCAGGACGCCGCGATCACGCAGTACGGAAGCCTCTTCGAGGCGTGCTCCGCGAACCTCGCCCCAGTCGCCAACGTCCTGACGCTGCGCCAGATGGGCAGCCTACAGGCCGCAGAAACCTACGCCGACGCGTCGCTCGACTTCGTTTATCTCGACAACGACCACTCGACGCCGCACGTGTATGCCGAGATCCGCGCGTGGTGGCCGAAGATCAAGCCGGGCGGTGTCATCGCCGGGCACGACTTCAATTGGAAGGAAGTCAAGCAAGGCGTCATTTCGTGGTCGAAGCGCACCGGTGTGGTCATCGAGCCCGTCTCGACGCACTCCTGGGCCGCGGTGAAGCACGAGGCAGGCACGTCCTGGACACGTCCGAAGGGACAGCGGTCCTGTCTTGTCGCGGTTGCCTGTGCTGAGCGCACCATCATCCGCGAGACCGCGCAGAGCCTCATCGAACTGAGCTGGGGACGACGCGTCACGAATGCCGCGGCTCGGCACGGGTTCAGCCGCGTCGACTTTACCTGGGCGTCGAAAAACGTACGCGTCGATGCACTTCGTGACGGCGTGCTGTACGAGGCGCTGTCCGGCGACTACTCGCACGTACTGTTCCTGGACGCCGACATGGTCTGGCCGGCTAATGTCATCGACCGCATGCTGGCCCACCACGCGCGCGGCATGACCGGCGGAATCTACTTTCTGAAGCACTGGCCTCATTCTCCCGTCGCGATGAAGACGCCCGTCTGGAACGCGACGAAGCTGGCCTACGACTACACGTACGACGACGAAGCGGTTGGCGCCGGCACGATTCGGCGCGTTGACCTGATCGGCATGGGCTGCACGCTCATCCCGATGGAGGCCGTGAAGCGCCTCGAGCGCCCGTGGTTCGAGTATGCGGACGACGCGAACGGATACCCGATGATCTCGGAGGACGTGCCGTTCTGTCAGAAACTCACCGCTGTCGGGTGTCCCATCTGGATTGACCCTACGATCGCGTGCGGGCACATGGCGATCCAGTGCGTCACTGAGGGATGGCAGTTGCGTTCGGCAATGGAGCGACAGGCGGTGGCCGCGGCGCGTATCGCGCGAGGCGAGGATCATGGGCTGGCTGAAACGCTTGCTTGATCCCGTCGAGAACCGGGGCGGACTCGCCGAAGTCGACTTCTGGCTGCGCGATGCGATGGCCGGTGGCGTCGCGTCGAAGACGGGCGCGGTCATCAACGAAGAGACCGCGCTCGGCCATGCCGGCGTCTACGCGTGCGTTCGCGTGCTCGCTGACTCCGTCGCGCAGCTCCCGCTCCGCGTCTACCGGCGCCGCACGACAGGGGCAGGGAAAGACGAAGACCGCGAGCATCCGCTCTGGTCTGTCCTCCACGACCTTCCCAACCCAGAAATGACGGCGTTCGAGTTCCGCCAGGCGATGCAGGGGCACCTCGCACTCTGGGGGAACGCCTACGCTGAGGTCGAGCGCGACGGATTCGGGCGCGTGCGTGCGCTCTGGCCGCTGCGTCCAGACCGCATGACCGTGACCCGGGACGCGCAGAAGCGCCGTGTCTGGGTCTATCAACTCCCCGGCGGCGAGCCGGTCAAGTGGACATGGGCGAATCCGTCCGCGACGCCTGCGCCGATCCTGCACCTTCGGGGCATGTCTGGCGACGGCGGTGCTGGCTACTCGCCGATCTCGCTCCTGCGAGAACCCATCGGCCTGGGGCTCGCCGCCGAGGAGTACGGCGCGCGGATGTTCTCGAACGCGGCCCGCCCGTCAGGCGTGCTGCAGTCGCCGAAGACCGTCAGCGATAAGGCGCTCGAGCGTCTTCGCACGGGATGGGAAGCATCGCACCGAGGTCTGTCGAACGCGCACAGGGTGGCGATCCTCGAGGAAGGCATCACCTGGCAGCAGATCGGGATGACCGCGAACGACGCGCAATTCCTCGAAACGCGAAAGTTTCAACTAAACGAGATCTGCCGTGTGTTCCGCGTTCCGCCGCACATGGTGGCAGACCTCGAGCGCGCGACGTTCAGTAATATCGAGCACCAGGCGATCGACTTCGTGGTGCACTCCCTGACTCCATGGCTCGTGTGTTGGGAGCAGGCGCTCGCCCGCGACCTGCTGAGCGTCAAGGGATTCGCCACGCACCAAATTCGTTTCGTCGTCGCGGGGCTGCTTCGCGGAGACATCTCGACCCGCTACGAGGCGTATTCGACCGGACGACAGAACGGCTGGCTCAACGTCGACGAGATCCGCGACCTGGAAGACCTGAACCCACTGCCAAATGGCGCTGGGCAGGTCTACCTGACGCCGCTGAACATGACGCCCAGTGGAGAGGCGCCGACAGCGCCGGCCGACGCGCCTCCAGCCGATCAGGCTGCGCCGCATGTCGATCCGGTGGTGCACCCAGAAGGAGTCACCGATGCCGCAGTCGCCTGAGCGCCGCGCCATCACGGGCGAACTGCGGGCCGACACGGCCACGCGTCGGCTCGTGGGCTACGCCGCGCTCTACAACGTCGAGACGGAAATCGCGGGCATGTTCCGCGAGCGCATTGCCCCTGGCGCCTTCGACACGGCCGTCGCTACAGACGACGTTCGCGCGCTCTGGAATCACGACGCGAACTTCGTGCTCGGACGCACGTCGAGCGGCACCTTGCGGCTGACGGCAGACGCGCGCGGGCTGCAATACGATGTCGAACCACCGGACACGCAGTGGGCGCGCGACCTCATGGTCAGCGTCGAGCGCGGTGACGTGACGCAGTCGTCGTTCGGGTTCCTCGTGCCAGACGGTGGAGACGAGTGGACGCGAGAGGCTGGGCAGATGCCCCTGCGGACGATCCGGAAGGCGCAGCTCTTCGACGTGTCGCCCGTGACATATCCCGCCTACGACCAGACGACCGTGTCGGCGCGGGCGCAGGAACAAGCCGCGGCGACTGCCATCGTGCCTCAGACGGAACCGGAGTCGCGCCATGGTCGACAGACGTCGGCCGCCTGGTCGCGATGGTTGGATGCGGCACACGCCGACCTGGCATGACGTCAGGTGTCCGCAGTGTCGACGACTGCTGTTTCGGATGGAAGCCGAAGCGGTCGCTGATGGTCGGCACGTGGAAGTGAAGTGTGATCGGTGCCACACCGTCACGGTCCTTGAAGGGCCGGTCGCGTGTGGCGTCGAGGCGGGGCCGGTGAGGCAAAGCGCCTAATCGGTCAGTTGACAACCCAGCGAGGCCCGAGAGCGCGGGGCGAGGCCCAAAGCCGCGCAGAGGGTCACGCTATGCTCGAACAGCTCCGAGAAAAAGCGGCCAAGCTGCTGCACGACGCGCGGCAGGTCTTGGCAGCCGCCGACCGCGAGTCGCGCGCACTGTCCACCGAAGAGTCGACGAAGTACGACGCCATCATGGCCGACTTCGACGCGACGCGCGACGAAATCAAGCGGCGCGAACGCGCCGACATGGCCGAAGCCGCGATGGCCTCGACCGGACCACGCGCCGGGCAGCGCGACGGTTCGCAGGCCGCTGTCCGCGGGCAGGAAGACTCGCCCGAGTACCGTGCGGCGTTCTGGAACGCCATGCGCGACCTGCCGTTCGACCGTCGCGACCTCAACATCACGACATCGACACAGGGCGGCGTGACCGTCCCCGCGACGTTCCGCGCGACCCTGCTCCAGGGCCTGAACGAGCAGAACATCATGCGCCAGCTGGCGACGGTGTTCACCACGGTCAGCGGAACACTGACGATCCCGACGGTCTCGACGCACGGTTCGGCAACGTGGCTCGCGGAAGCGGGCAGCTACACGACCAGCGACGAGCAGTTCAGCTCGCTCACGCTGTCGGCGTACAAGGCGACCTCGCTGATTAAGGTCTCGGAGGAACTCCTGAACGACAGCGCGTTCCCAATGGAGGCGTACATCGCCGGCGAGTTCGCGCGTCGCCTCGCCGAGCTCGAGGAAGCGGCGTTCGTGAACGGCGACGGATCGGCCAAGCCGACCGGCGTCGTGGGCGGGTCTGGTCTCGGCAAGACCGCGTCGGCGACGAACGCGATCACGGCCGACGAACTGGTCGACACCTACCACGCGCTGGCGCGTCCGTACCGCACGCGTGCGGCGTGGCTCATGCACGACAGCACGATCAAGACCGTGCGGAAGCTTGTCACCGGCGTCAGCGGCGACAAGACGTATCTCTGGCAGGCTGGACTGCAGGCTGGTGAGCCTGACCTGCTGCTCGGCAAGCCGGTCTACGCGTCGAGCAACATGCCGACGATCGCGTCTGGCGCCAAGGTCGCCGTGTTCGGAGACATGTCGTACTACTACATCGGAGATCGCCAGGCGATCGGGATGCAGCGCCTGAACGAGCTGTACTCGGGCTCTGGGCAGGTCGGCTTCAGGATCTTCAAGCGCACCGACGGCAAGCTCTCTCTGGCCGCGGCGGCGGTGCACCTGAAGAACGCTTGATGAACGTGCGCCTCAAGGTGTCGCTGGTCGGGCCAGACTTCAGTCTGTCGACCGGCGACATCTTCACCACGGACGACGGCACGGCGGCACGTCTCATCGCAGACGGAGCAGCTGAGCCCGTGGTGTCTGCACCAGAGACCGCAATGACCGCTGGGGCGCCTGAACGTGCAGTGCGTCCGCGCGGGAAGGCGAGGGGCTGATGCTTGGAGGACTTGTTACCGTCGTCGCTCCGACCATCTCGGTCGTGTCGATCGCAGACGTCAAGGCGCATGCGCGCATCGACATCTCTGATGACGACCTGCAGGTGCAGCGCAAGGTCTCCGAAGCGACGGCCCTGGTCGAGGACTACTGCGGGCTGTCGCTCCTGACGCAGACGCTCGACTGGACGTTCGACCGGTTCCCGTGTCAGGGCGCGATGTTGTATGGGTCACGAGTCGTGCCCGTCGGTCGCACGCTTGACCTTCCGCGCGCCCCACTGGCGAGCGTGACCAGCGTCACTACGACGAGCGAAGACGGATCAGCGACTGTGATGTCGTCGAGCGACTACTACCTCGACATAGCAAACCATCCTGGTCGGCTGTGTCTCAAGTCGTCCGCGTCATGGCCAACCGACGTGCGGTGCTTCTCAGGCATCACTGTCAGGTTCGTCTCGGGATGGACGTCGGCATCCGACGTGCCAGCGCCTATCGTCGAAGCCGTGCTGCACATCGTCGCATGGTCCTACGGCTTCCGCGGTGACGACGTTGTCAGCGGCATCTCGTCGGCCTCGTCGCGGCTGCCAGCGACCGTCTACGAGAAGCTTGCGCCATACCGCATCTCCGTTGGGATCGGCTGATGGCGCGCACGACGAACGGCGCGACGGCGGCTGTCCGGGCCGGGGAACTCGACCGGCGCGGCACACTGTATTCGCCCACGACGACGGACGACGGAGAGGGCGGGCAGAGCGTCACCTGGACGGATGAGGGCGAGACGTGGCTCGCGCTCGATCCGATCAGCCAGACCGAGACGCTGCGCGCCGGGGCGCTGATGGGGCAGGCGTCGCACCGGGCCCGGCTGCGGTATCGGTCGGATGTCGTGTCGACCTGGCGGCTCGTGGTCGGCACCAAGACGTTCGACGTGACGGGCGTCCGTGAGATCGGGCGTCAGGGTGGCACGGAACTCGACCTAGTCGAGGTGGTGGCCTGATGGCGGGCCTGCGATCGCGCGACGTGGTCAATGCGGCGGTCGACGCGCTCCGCGCCGACGCGACGTTGACGACGCTGCTCGGCGGCACGTCGAAGGTCTACACGCACGTGCCCCAGGACACCGAAGCACCCTACGTCCTGGTGATGGCGGGTCGCGAGGCTCCCGTGCTCGAGACGTTCGATGACGATGCGTCACGGTCGGTCGAAGTGATGGCGATGACGGTCTCGACCTACCGCGGCACGAAGGAAGTCGATGCGGTCTCGGACCAGTGTGCTGACACGTTGACTACGCATGCGACGTACGCCGGGCTCGCTGGCTACACCGCCAACCGCTTCGTCGAAGCTGAGCGCCCGACCGTCGAGGATGTCGACGGCACCCTCTTCTACCAGCGGCGGGTCATCGTCGCGGTCTGGGTCCAATGATCGCGACCTTCAGCAACGGCCACGTGGACCGCATCGTCGTCGGTGAACCCGACTCCGCGGAATACGCCCGCCTGCTCGAGTGGCGCCAGCAGACGCCCGGGCTGACGTTCGAATACCCAGACTTCCACCGGCTGCAGCTCGAACACTGGGTCTGGTCGCGCCTCCAGCCGACGCCGCGCGATCTGCGCGTGCTCGACATCGGCGTCTACGACCGGCGCGACTGGGTCGGGCCCGGCTATCGCACGCTCGGCGCCGACGACACCGCGGCCGACATTCACGGCGACATGCTGACGCCAGGGCTGCTCGGCGAGGCGTGCTGGGATGTGGTGATCTGCACCGAGGTGCTCGAGCACTGTGAAGACCCGATGGCAGCCGTGCGCGCGATTCACGCGTCGCTGGTGCCTGGTGGGCTCGCGCTCCTGACGTCTCCGTTCCTTTGGCCGGACCACCACACCGACTTCTACCCGGACTACTGGCGGTTCACCGAGCAGGCGTGGCGCCTCCTGTGCCGGCCGTTCTCGGCCGTCAGCGTGAAGGGGTGCCATTGGTCGACGAGCGGCGCCGCAGCCTACCACCTGCTGCGCCAGGCCGAGGGATGGGGCTTCGCCGGCATCGTGCAGGGTTCGACGGGCTACCTCGTGGAGGCGACCAAGTGATGGCGCCCGCAATTGCGTCCGTCGTGCTGTGGCATCCAGGCGCCTCGATGTCCGTGGCCGACGTCTCGTCGGGGCTCCTGCACGGCCTCGAGGCGTGCGGCGTGACCGTCATCCCCTACGCCACCGAGGCGCACATCGACGCGGCCGGGCGCACACTGATGGCCGTCTGGGACGCCGGGAAGCGATCCCGGCCGAAGCCGACGCCGGCCGACATCCTCTATCAGGCGAACGTGGGCATTCTCGAACGCGCGCTGCGGGCGCGTCTGGTGCACGGCACGGCGTGGGCCATCCTCGTCAGCGGCATGTATCAGCACCCGGACTTCGTCCTGATGCTGCGCTCGGCGGGGATCAAGGTGGCCTGCCTGCTGACCGAGTCGCCCTACAACATGCGCGAGGAGCAGGCGTTCATTCGAGCCGTCGACCTGGCCTGGACGAACGAACGGTCGGCCGTCGACGAGCTGCGGATCGCGAATCCGCACGTGTGGTACGTGCCGCATGCCTGGCACCCTGGCGTGCACGCCGTGGCCGATGCGGCCCTCGATGCCTCCGTGCCCGCGCATGACGTCGTGTTCTGTGGCACCTACTTCAACGAACGCATCGACTGGCTGGCCGATCTGGCCCTGGCGTTGCGGCCGCACCGTGTCGACCTGGCGCTCTACGGCGGCACCGAAGCCATCGACGGTCGCACCGTCGCCGGGCGCGTCCTGAAGCCGCACGTCCGCGGCGGCTACACGAAGAACGCCATGACGGCGGCGCTCTACCGTCGCGCGAAGGTCGGGCTCAACCTGCACCGCACGTCGGTCTGGATGGGGCCCAGCGAGCGGATCACGCACGCCGAGTCGCTGAACCCGCGCGCGTACGAGCTGGCCGCGACCGGCTGCTACCAAATCACGGATGCGCGCGCGGAGGTGGCCGAGATCTTCGGCGACAGCGTCGGCACGTTCACCACGGCCGACGAATGCGCCGCGCGCGTGCTCGAGGCCTTGGCCGATGACGCGCAGCGCCAGGCACGCGCCGAGGCGGCGCGCGCGCGTGTCGCCGGGCAGACCTGGGTCGCGCGCACGGCGCAGATGCTGGGGCATCTGGCGCAGCACGGTGCCACGCGTGAGGTGGCCGCATGACGCCGGCCACCCGACGATTGCACGAGCAGCTCATTCGCTTGGCGAAGGGCATGCTCAAAGCATGGGAAGATTGGGTACGCGAGGCCGCGGTATGAGCCTCGCGTCCCACCGAACGACGCCCTCGCCGCAGACGCGGCCACGGCTACGCACTCGCACCGATGCCCACCGGCCACCGGCCGCCCGGCTCGTGACGCTGCCGACGCAGCGCAGGAGCCAGGAGCATGGCGAAGTATCACGGGCGGAAAGGCGTCGTCTACTTCTCGACGAGCGGCACGGGCACGGCCGTCTCGGTCGCGAATCTGTCGGAGTGGTCGCTGAACTTCCAGACCGACCGCGTCGAGGTGACCGCCTTCGGGGACGCGAACAAGACGTACGTCCAGGGGCTGAAGGACGTCCAGGGCCAGTTCTCGGGCTTCTACGACGACTCGGCCACGGCGTCGATCTTCAGCGCGGCCGACTCGACGGACGGCATCAAGGTCTACCTCTACCCAAGCTCGGACGCGACGGCGCGGTACTTCTACGGGCCGGCGTGGCTCGACGCGTCCATCACGACCAGCGTCGGCGATGCCGTGAAGATCAGCGGCTCGCTCGCCGCGAACGGCAGCTGGGGCTACAAGCTTTCGTAACACGCACCATCGACACGCGCCGGCAGCCTTCCGCTGCCGGCGCCTCTCACTGAGGGACTGCAATGCCGAAGCTCCGAGGCGTCAAGGCCGAGATCGTACGCCTGCCACTGACGGAAGGCGACTGGATCGAGGTCAAGCGCGAACTGACCATCGGCGAAGCGCGCCGCATCTACTCCGAGGCGTATCGCTCAACGGACGGTGCGGCCGTGACCGTCGACGCACAGATTGCGTCGTTCGCCAGGTCGGCGACCTGGATTCACGCCTGGTCGTTGCTCGGCATCGACGGGATGCCGATCGCGTGGCCGGTGAACCTGCCGCTGCGAAAGAAGATTGCCATCCTCGAGCAGCTCGACGTCGACACGATGGTCGAGATCGAGACCGCGATTGCGCAGCACGAACGTGACACGGAGACGGCAACGGAAAAAAACGTGACTGGCGAAGTCGCATCCGAACCGACTTCGCCATCGGCCGCGGTCTGAAGATGTCCTGGCACGAGGTGCAGTTGTTACCTCGGGCCGTCTACAACGAAGCGATCGCGTACCTGGCTGACGAAGTGGATCAGGCCAACGGGGGAGACGGGGTCAGCATAGATATGGACGCCACGAGCTAGTCGATGGCCGTAGCCGACTTCGATCTGTCGTCACTGCGCGATGCGCTCCAGCGCGTCTCAGACGAGGTACGCCGCGAGATCACTGGCCTAGCGCAACAGGCCGCCGATGCGCTGCGATCCACACTGGACGCTGGTCTTCCGGTGCGCACGGGTCGCCTTCGGCGCGCGACCCGAGTGTTGCCGCTGGAAACCGGCGCGATGGTACGCAACGCGAATCCCGTCGCGCACATCATCGAAGGCGGCACCGTCGTCCGTCGTGACCCGACCAGACGCAATGCGAACCGCGGCCGCGTGCCGGCGCGCCCAGTGTTCATCCCTGGAGCGATTCGCCACCGGCGTCAGTTCCTGGATGCCGCATCGGCCGTGATCGAGCGGAGCCGCGACCTTGGCTAACGTTGCTCATTTCAACGCGGACTTCACGCAGTGGAATGCGTCCCTGCAGAACGCAAAGGACGAGCTGAAGGCGTTCGAGGCGACGGGCAAGGGCGCGCAGTCAGCCCTGCAGCGTCTGTTCAATGACGTCAGCGGCGCCAACATCATCAAGCAAGCCCAGACCGCCCAGGCCGCGTTCGAGGAAATGCAGAAGCGCGGCATCGCGCCGACCGAAGCCGCGCAGCAGCGGCTCAACAAGATGGTCGAGGAGGGGCTGAAAGTTTACCAGGCCCTCGGCAAGGACGCGCCCGCGGCCATGTCGAAGGTGCATGGCGAACTGCAGAAGCTGGCCGCAGCAAACGAGGCCGCCGCGAAGGGGCTCACGGCGACCGCTGACGCGACGAAAGGCGTGTCGGCTGGGACCGAGTCGATGACGCAGAAGGTCGTCGCGTTCGCCTCTGGTCTGGCCGTCTTCGAACTCGGCAAGCAACTTGTGACCGGGCTGTTCTCATCGTTCAAGGACGGACTCGCCTCGACACTCGCCCTCGGCGACAGCCTGTCGAACCTTTCGACGAAGACCGGGATGAGCGTCGAGGGACTGCAACGCCTCAAGTTCGCCGGGGCCGGGGCCGGAGTCTCGATCGAGAGCCTCGCTGATGCGTCGGCCATGCTCGGCGTGCGGCTCGAGAGTGGTGACAAGGGGGCCATCGGCGCGCTTCGTCGGCTGGGCCTGTCGCTCGAAACGTTCAAGGCCATGCGTCCAGACGAGCAAATGCTGGCCCTGAACGAGTCGCTGATGAAGGTCAGCAGCACATCGGAGCGCAACGCGATCCAGGCTGATCTCTTCGGCAAGGCGTGGAAAGCTGTCGCGCCGGCGATGGCGCAAGACCTGACGGAGCTGGGGCAGAAAGCCGAAGACCTCGGCATCGTGCTGGACGCGCAGACCGTCGCGGCGATCGACAACATGGGCGATAGTCTCGACGCCGCAAAGCTTGCCGGCGAAGGGATGATGGCGCGTTTCATGCTGCCGTTCCTCGACGCACTCAACAACGTCGGCAGCACGATGAGCGGATTCTCGATCAACATTGGGGATCTCGCGGAGTCCCTTGGCCGTGTCGCGGTCAGCGGAAAGAACCTCTACGACCCACTGAACCTGGCGATCGCCCTACTCGATACGGGCAAGGCGAAGGTCGACCGCGCTGCCAAGTCGTTCGACGAGCTCGGCGAAGCGATGAAGCGGTCGATGCGGTCGGCAGAAACCGCTGACCCCTACATCGAAGGGCTGATCCCAGGGGTCACGGATTTCGAGCAGGAGATCCGCCGCCTCGAGGACGCCCAGAAGAAAGCGGCCGAGGCGGCGAAGAAGCACGCCGCGGAACTGGCGCGTGTCAGCGGCCTCGACAAAGTGCAGGCCGCGCGTGCGCTGACCGACCTGATCGCGGAACTCGGCGGCACGTCGAAGATTGCGGCGTCGCAGTTCGCCCAGATCAACAAGGCGCTGACAGACGGAATCGTCGTCGGGACGGAACTTGGGATGAAGCTCCCGAGCGCGATGGTGCAGTTCGCGCGCGAGACGCAGACGGCGAACACGCAGCTCGTGACGATGGCCGAGATCTTGAAGACGCTACCGTCGTACGTCGAGCGCATCCCCGTGCCGATGCCCGCCATGCCCGGTGTCATCGACGGGCTTCCCGCTGGACTCGGCAGCACCGTCTCAACGCCCGGCGTCAACGGCGCGCCAATTCCGAAAAAGGCCGGAGCGATCGACTGGTCTGGGTTGCTGAAGGCCGTGCCGTCGCAGCTCGTGAATGTCTTCGCCCAGGGCGGCGGGTCGAAACAGATCGGCAGCGGCATCGGATCGATCGCCGGCAGCGTGGGCGGGCAGGCGCTCGGCAGCGTCGTCAGTATGGCCGCCCAGGCCGTTGGCTCGACGATGGGCGCGGCGCTCGGATCGGCCATTCCCGTGCTCGGCACGATCGCCGGCGGGTTCCTGGGCAAGATGGTCGGCGGGCTGTTCGGCCCGTCGAAGAATGCGCTGGCGACGCAGCAGGCCAACGCGAACATCGCGACGACGCAGCAGAAGCTGGTCGACCAGTTCGGCGGCGTTGATGCCATCGCGAGCCAGAACCGCGCCGGGCAGGAACTGGCGGCGGCATGGGGCTCGAAGGGCACGGCCGGCGAAGCGCACTTCAACGCGCTGGCCGCGGAGTTCACGCGGATGACCCAGGAGCAGAACCAGCTCCTGTCCGATCAGGAAGCCACGATCAGCCAGATTGCGGACATCGAAGAACGCCGCAACGCCGCGGTTGAAGCGCTGAAGCCCACCTGGGCGGCCGTCTCTGAATTGGCGTCGAAGTACCAGATCAACGTCGAGGGGCTCGGCAAGGCCGTCACGCAGCTCGGCACCACGGCGTCGTT